CTTAGCACTACAGTTTGGACACTCAACATCTGCTTTATATTGAGAACCGTAACTAATAGCTCTTATCCAGTAAAGAATAAAAAAGAAGTCGCCGAAAGTAAGTTCTTCAACATCTGTTTTTTCTTCAAGAGAATTCTGTACAAGTCTTTTTATAATGTTGTAAAAATTACCTTTGTTAAACTTGTCAATTAACTTTTCTTCCGATGTAAGCCAAGGTCTTATGTGAGCTTTACCTTTGTTAAAATTATTATTTTTATCATAAAGAATTCCTTTAGAAGGAAGTTCTATTTCTTCTAACTCTGAGTTTAAAAAACTTAAATCTAAATCTTTCTTTGGCATTTATACTCCTCCAATTTACAAACTAATCTTAAAAACATTTACTCCTGAATCAATTAAAAATCTAATTCCAGAAGTTTCTAAATCATACATTTCATTAAAGTATACATTTTTAATACCAGCAGCAACCATTGCTTTTGCACAGTCAATACAGGGAGAAAGTGTTAGATACATATCACAGCCTTTAACACTAACACCTTCTTTAGCTGCTATCATTAAACTGTTTATCTCGCTGTGGAGTTCATGAATTCGTGACCACTCGTGATGTTCTATTCTATTAAAATTACTTGGGTTAAACATATCATCACAGTTTGTAGAACCTTCTGGTGTTCCGTTAATTCCTGTTGAAATTATTCGCTTGTTTCTAACAATAAGGCATCCAACTTTTTTTGAAACGCAGTGACTTCCACTGGCAATAAGTTTGGCAACTTTTATAAAGATTGTGTGCCAAACTTCGTCTCTTTCTGTTGAACCGTAAGGTATAGTTCCTATGATTTGTTCTGTCTTTTTATTTTCTAAAAATACTTTTTCAATCAACTTACTTTGCTCCTAACACAGCACTCTTTGCAGCATCAAACTTTATTGCAGACTCATCTGTAAACTTGTTAAATATATCTATAACTTCTTTCTTTGTAACTTTACCAACTATTCCAAAGTTATTGAGATTGATATACATTTCTCCGTGACCAGCACCTATTAAGTTAGCTTGATTGCTAATCAAACCAAAGAATGGTATTGGCATGTAAGACATAGAACCTTGTTCATTTCCCATCTTATTGATAGACATAGCTTTATCTACAGATACAATGTTTGTGTTTCTGTTAATAGTTTTTATTTTAACAATATGTTCTATAATAGGTGCTGAGTCTGAGTTTGCTAAAAATACTAAATCACCTTCGTTTAGATTGTAATACAATTACATTCTCCTCCTTATTCTAAAGTTTGTACAACAAATACAAGATTTTTTTCATCGGTTATAACATCAATTATTTTTCTAAAGATACCGTCTGGGTGTTTTGTTTTTTGACCAACTTTATTTTTATTGAAAGTAATATCTGTTGTAAAAGTTTTCAACACATCTGTATCCATATTATCTTCTCGTATACGAAAAATAACTTTATCAGTAATAAAAAATCGATCTTCTTCTTTAAAGGTTTGTTTTATTTTTTTAGGTGTTTTAAATTTTTTTATAGAATCGTCATTTTCTATTTTAACTTTTTTAGGACGACCCTTCTTTTTTACAGATAAATCTTTAAGAAGATTAGATCCTGTTTTTATTTTCTTTTCTTTAGATACTTTCTTTTTCTTTTCTTTAGCCATTTTTATTTTCCTCCAGTTCCCAGTCTTTTTTATCAGCTTTTATTATTAAATTAATCATTTTATTACCACAAGATAGAGATATATCTTTAAAGTATAGCCAACCAAACCGTAGCATTTTGTATCGAAATGAATTTCTTATTTTATCACCACTTTTTCCCATATTATCTCCATCCTCTCACTTGTCTATAGATATTATATCACAAATATTCATTTATGTACACCATAGATTTAATACTATTAATTATAAATGAAAGAGGATTGGTGCAGCTGTAATATAAATTGATCATTGGTATTTTTAAAGACACAGCTATTCTAATTGCTTGACTTGTTCCACCCTTAACAGTTCCTTTAACTTGTTCTTCGGCACAGTATACAACTATGTTATAAGGATGATTCATGTCTAGACCTAGTATCTGATGACTATTTCTAGCCATAAGTTTTATAGCCCCAGGTGTTAAAACATTATAGTTTGGATGAAACTTACGTGCTACATCATAAGCTTCTAAAGATGGATTGTTCAGTGAAGATACATTGTCGTTAAAGGCTTTCTATGGTAAGTATATTTCCTTTTCACCTTTTGCTTCATCACAACCTTCTTCAAAAGCTGTGTCTGCACCAGATGCACCACCAGATCTTAAGACCCAACCTTGAAACGCGAGTTCTCTACTAACATTTCTACAAAAGTTAAACTGTTCTTTAGTAATTACTCGAGAACCTATTCCTGCATAGACTAGCTTGTCTAACAAATTTAATTCTCCTTTATTAATTTATCTTCTGTTTTTTGGAATTTCTCTAATGTCAGGTGATGCAGTCCACTCTCTAACTAAAGCTCTACTAAAGTCAACATACATTCTAAACTGTTCTCCACTCTCACCGTCTCTATTTTTATACACATATATAACACTGTTGTTTTTAGCATTTTCAGCAGGTGTTGCGTTAATTGTAACACCACAATCTATTATTCTAGCAATTCCATATGATTCAGCAATAGATTCTTCTGTTAATATTTTACCAGCTTCAAGTTTTTCTAACGCTCCTCTGTTAAGTTGAGTAGCTGTTACAACAGGAATGTTGAATTCTATACCGATGTTTCTAAGTTGCTGATATATTGTATCCAATTCAAACCTTTTATCATTATATCTATATGTAGATCTCATTAGTTCTGCGTAGTCAACAATTAAAATGTCTGGTTTAAACTGTTTAACATTTTCTAAACGTTTCATAAAACTAACAATGTCTGTAGCTGTGATAGAAAGAGAAGGCCATCTTTTTATCACTAACTGGCCTATTCTTTTTTCAAGCAAATCTTTTAATTTTTTTGTTGCTTTATGAGTTTTTAAATCTTCTTTATTTAAATTCAACAGTCTCATATCATATCTCTGTGAAGTAATTTCTTCAGACATTTCAAGAGTTATATGAAGCACATTCTTTTTTTGAAGAAGAGTGTTAGCGCCTGCATTTACTAGATACATAGACTTTCCACTGTGTGCTGGTCCCGTATATGAAAATAATTCACCAACACCATATCCACCAAAAATTTGATCAAACTTATTCCATCCTGTTGAGATGCGTGGAACATCTGTATTTTCTTTTCTTTTTTTCCATCTGTTTAAAATTTCATCATCATCATAAGCATTTATACCAAAATCATCTAAACTTGAACCAACTGTTAAAGCATCTTCTATTCTATTTTTAACATTGTAGTGTTTGTTAATATCTCCTAAATCATCTAGCGAATCAATTATAGCTTTTTTAATTGCTTGACACTGAATAAAATTTCTAACATTTTCTTCTATATATGACAGCGTAGAAGAAGCTATTTTTGGATAAGTGTATAATTCTTCTAAACTTTCATTCAAAGTTTCTGATCTGTAATATTGTATGAGTTGTTCAAACAAAGCTTCTTTTGAAGGCAACCCTTTGTATTTATTAAAAAATTCTTGTAGATTTTTAAAAATTTCACTGAGATCTCTAAGTTCAAAATATTTGTAGTCTGTTAGTATTCCTATAGTTTCAAAGATCTTTGGTTCTTGGATCATAGCTGCTATTATCTGTTTCTGAAAATCATGAGAAAAAGAAAATGTGTCTGGATTCCACCCATTTTCAGAAATATTAGTTTGTGTTGTTGTCATTTAATCACCTTAGATTTAAGTTTATTTATAACATTTTCTTGAGTTATACTTGATTCATCCATCTGTTTAACTATTTCAACAAATTCTTGTTCAAATTCACCTGGAAACACATCAAGTATCTCATGAAAAAGCATGTCAGAGTTTAACTTTTTCAATCTAAACAAACTGTTTAGATTACTTTGAAAAGAAGGTTGGAGTAAGTAAAAGTCGTCGTCAAACTTAACAGAAAGATGTTGATTAATAACTTTACTCTGTTCTTCTTTTTGTTTTAAACTTCTGTAGTAGTTAATCATTTTTGGAGAAAAAACAATACCAGTTAACGGCGTTTTTTGTTTCATGTTAAAAGAAAGTGCTATCGTATTCCAATTTTTAACTATTATGTTAAAATAATCATTTAGATCTAGATCTTCCGAGTTTTCAATAAAGTTAATAATCTGTTTCCACTGAGTCTTTGACTCTACATACTCATTGATTGACATAAATTTTTTAGGTATCTTTGAAACATCTGTTTTAGGAACTGGAAGTTTTCCCTTAAAATCACGTGTATATGCATAAAGTGTTCGGTTATACATTTCTGCAACATTTTTAATCATCATAAGTTTCATTTGATTTTTGTTTTTTAACAAAGAAATGTTTTTTATCATTCAAAAACATACTCCTTTTGATAGTTAATGTAGTTTATAAATTCTACTAAATCATCAACACTGAGGTTCTTAAATACTTTTTGTTTTTTCATGTTATTTTTAACGTGTTTTTTTATGTAACCAACAGCTCTAGGTGATATAACAAAGTTATTATACTCAGGTTCTAAACGTATTTCTTTACTGTATTCTTTTTCTAACCAATAAATAATGTCAGTTAAAATAGTGTCTATATTTTCAATTATTAACAGATAACGAATTTCGTCACTTACAAATGAAACTGTTTCTTCAGAATAAAAGTTAAAGTCAATGTTGTGGTCATACTTAATAATGTTAACTAATTTTTTTAAATTTTCAGAATTATTTAAAAAATAACTAGTTACGTTTTTAATATGAACAAAATACTTATATATAACACATAAACTTTTATCAACACTCATAACCTTTTTAATTTTTGCGTTTGGAATTCCTGTTTGATTCGAAATAATTCTGTTAAACACATCATCGGCAGATTCAATGTTTTCAGAATGAATAATGTCAGTATATATTGTTTCAAAATGATTAATTTTTCGAACATTATTTTGATATTTTAAAAGAGTGTTTTTTGCAATTCTATTGACATAAGCAAACAGTCGTCCTTTTTCAACATCGAATCTTTCAAGAGACTTGTAAATTTCTGAAATACACTCTGCTTCTGCATCCTTTTTATTGTTCTTTATAAAACTATTGTAACTAAACTGTTTGTTGATCATACCGTTAACAATATTTTTAATACCAAAGTTCAATTTTTCAAAAACTTTTTCATCTCTTGTTTGTCGAAAAACTTTTAGAAATTCAATCATTTCTTTTTCATTAAAATAATTTTTTTTATTCTTATTTTTTGTTTTTGAACCTTTAGGTCTACCCATTCCGTCACCTCATGTATATTATATCATAATATATACATTCTGTAAACAGCTAAATTTAACTGTTTACAAACACACGTTTCTGTGTTATAATATAATATATAACTGAAAGGAGTAATGTTTGTGAAGAATACAGAAGTACTAGTTGAAAAGTTTAACAGTTTGTGGGTTGAAAAATACAGACCAAACACAGTTGAAGATCTAATTTCTACGTCTGAGTTGAAAAGTTTCTTAAAGAAATGTATACAAGAATCTGATGTTCCAAACATTCTTTTACATGGTAAACCTGGAACAGGAAAAAACTCTATAACTAATATTATACTAAAAAATACGAAAAATGTACACCTTGTAATTAATGCTTCAGAAGAAAGAGGTATCGATACTATAAGAGAAAAGGTTCAAAATTTTGCAACATCTTCTGCTTGGGGTGATAGTTTAAAGATAGTAGTACTCAATGAAGCTGATGGGTTAAACTACACAGCTCAAGATTCATTAAGAGAATTAATGGAAACTTCTAGTAAATACTGTCGATTTATTTTAACTTGCAACTATGTAAATAAAATTGCTGAAGCTATTCAAAGTCGATGTGTTGATTTTGAGTTAGTTCCAAAAACTGTAGATATAGCTAAACGTTTAGCAGATATTTTCGACTCAGAAGGTGTAGAATATTCTACAGAGTATCTTGCTTTGATCATTAAACGATATGGTGTTGATATTCGTAAAATGATCAATGAATCACAGAAGCATTTTAACATATGTGGTAAGTTAAGTAAAGAATCTATCGATCCTAGTAACAGATATAACAGTTATTTTGATAAAGTGTTTGAAACAAATGATATAAAAAAGATATCCGAGATAACAAGAAAGACTGTATTTGATGATGATATATACAGCGCTTTAAAGGACTATGTTATATCTAAATACGATAACACTGATTTAATAATAATTATTGCTGAGTATTCTTACAAAGCTAGACTTATTGCTGACAAAGATCTAGCTTTCTTAAGTTGTCTATTTACTCTAAAACAAATAATAAATAATCTGTAAAAGTTTTTTAAAAGGAGATGAAATGAATGAGTAACTGTTACAGTAATTATTTTGATCTTATCTATGATTTGAAGAATAAAGGTCAAGTTTCAGCACCAAGAGGTATGAAAGTACATGAGCTTATTGATGTACACCTTGAAATAAAAAGCAACAACACACTTATTTCTATTCCATCTATTAGAGATGTTGTTGATACTGAAACAAACGAAGGAAAATACTTAAGAGCTGAGTTTGTTTGGTATATGTCTGGAACTAGAACTACATCGTTTATTTCACAGTATGGTTCTATGTGGGATAGAATAAAAAATAAGTTTCCAGAAAATGATGAAGAGAACAGTTTAGTTAATTCAAACTATGGGTATCAAGTTTTCTATAAACCTCCTGTAAAAGAAATACCCAAGAGAGCAAAAGAAGTAGTATATACTAGTATGTTTAACTGGGTTTTAGGAGAGTTGAATAGAGATAGAGATTCTAGAAAAGCTATTATTCAGTATACGATTCCTTCTATCTACAGAGAAGGTGTTAGTGATTTTACATGTACTCAAAATCAACAGTTTTTAATTAGAGATGATGTACTTTACAACATAGTTCATATTCGTTCTAGTGACGCTGTTTTAGGATTGACATTTGATATTCCGTGGTGGGATTTTGTTGGTCAACTTGTAGCAAAAGAAACAAAGAGTAATTATTCTAAAATGAATATCAACATTGGTAGTTCTCATTTTTACGAAAGAAATGAGAACGTAATTGATAAACTATTAAACATTTCTAATTCTGATGCGATGATTAAATCATTAATTTTTAAAAATAACATAGATGATCTTATAGATGTAGGAAAAGAACTGCACGGTGAATTTAAATCTAACAGTTATAAAGT